AGGACCCTGAAAGCGGCTTAGCAGGTTGGGTTGACCCAGCTAATTATGGCGCAGCTGGCGCTTCAGGTACTGCAGCTACTCACGCATTAACTGAAATTCAACTTAATGCTCGCAAGTTAGCGACCAAAGAATTTGTAACACTTGACGAGGAAGAAGATGCTATCCTAGCAATCGTACCTTTCGTTCGTGATGCAATGCAACGTCGTATGGCTCGTGCAATGGACGTAGCCTTGTTACGTGGTACTGGTGCTAATGCTGCTGACCCAATCACTGGTTTGGTAACTCGCGATGCAGCTTCAGCTGTAACTGTACCTGTTGCTGCTAAAGTAACTGCCAATACTCTTATCGCTCTACGCAAAGATATGGGTGTTATGGGTTTGAATCCAGCTGACGTAGTTTATGTAGTTTCTACTGAAGCTTACTTTGACTTGTTAGAAGATACTAACTTCATGACTGTAGACAAAATTGGCGCCGCAGCTACTTTGTTGACTGGTGAAGTAGGTATGGTTGCTGGCTCTAAAGTATTAGTATCTGGCGAGTTTGAAGCTAAAGCAGCTACTAAAGCAGGCGTTGTAGCAGTTTACAAACCTAACTTCGTAATCGGTAACCACCGCTCATTACGTATGGACTCAGATATTGATGTTGAAAAACAATCACGTATCTTAGTTGCTAGCTCTAAAATGGGCTTCACAGCTATCGAAACCGCAGCTACTCGCTTAGGTGTTTCTGTAATGCGTTGGGTAGCTTAATACCTAACTAGCATAAATATAATACCCACTTAATTGTGGGTATTATTCTTAATTAACAAATATTAAGAATAATACCTCCAAGGAAAGAATAACATGGCAGCAATTTTAAACCTCAATGAATATAAAACGTTCTTAGGGTTGCAGTCGACTAATAATGATGTACAGTATGAAGCTTATATTGAAGCTGTAAACGAGTATATTAGTCAATACTGTAACAGGGCTTTTTATACTACAGACCAAGAACAAGCTCTAAACTTTTCGGTAAAACCTGGTGATGAATTGCAACCTATATTTTTACCAGAGTTTAATTTACTTGATGGATTTACGTTCACGAATAATGTATCAGCACTACCTTTAGTAGAGTATACGGATTTTTACTATGATGAGCGAGCAAATACTTTAGTACCTATTACACCTTATCCAGTAGGTAAAAATAGTTTAACGCTACTAGGTACTTTAGGCTTCCCCATTATACCTTTAGACTTAAAATTAGCTGCTACAGAGTTAGTTAATAACTACTTTAAACGTGAAGGTGCTAAGAAAGCATCAAATGCAACCGCACCGACAGTATTTGATTCTATAGAGGGTGGACAGCTACCTCAGCATATTAAGCGTATCTTAATACACTATACTATTAGGAATTAATATGGCGATATCTGATTTCTCTCCTGAGCTTTTAAAGCGATTAGAGCTTAAAATGGAATCAGATATTGAAGACCATTTTACAGCTAAAACATTATATATCTCTGACTATTCGAAGCTTAATCTAAGCTCAGTACAGTTATCTATCTTACGAAAAGCAATAAAGGGTAGTATAGATGCTACATATATACCTAAGCTAGACGAAGAAACTATAGCAGCAGCTTTAGTTAAAGGTAAGCCTATTAAGTATGCTACTAGAAATAGTGTAGTACTTATATCAGACAAACCTTTGGACGACGAGATTTCTGATTATATATCTAAAAAATATAACGGTATATTCGGCGCAGTAAATAAAGGTAGTGATGCAGACATTAGACCTCAAGTACGTCGTGCAATAGATATACTTAAAAAGTCTTTTGAATATAGTTTAAACGTAGAAGATATTAGAGCTACGTTAAATTATAAAACTGTACCTAAAGGTGATGTAACAGCAGAGTTCATAGCTTATGTATCTCCAGCCATTACGGAAAATGCCTCTGATTTAGTATTCAACAAAGTTTTTGGTACTACTCGATATAACAATAAACGGTCTATATCGAAGAAAAAGGTAAAACCAAAAATAAAAACACCGCAGCTACTTAAATCTACAACGCTAGATTCCTTAGGAAGCAATATACCTGATATTTCAGTGCTAAACAACTTACTACCTATATATATTAAAAATAATATGGGCGACCCAAGGCTAAACTACAGAACAGGACGCTTAGCCAGTTCATATAAAATTCTTTCATTAAAAGAAAGAAAAGAAGGTATAACATTATACTTTAGCTATATGAACTTCCCGTACGCTAATGCGTTTGAGCCTGGCGGATACCAGTATAGGTTTGATAGAAGTCCAACGAATCTTGGTAAGGTAAGTATTAGAGAAATGCTAGTACAGCGCTTTAAGTTTACAGGCAACATTAAAGCCTTTAGGAGACAGTAATGTCGTATAGACGCGAAATAAATGACGCCTTAGTAAATTTATTAAAAACAATAAAAATTGCTGATGGCTTTAAATCAGACTTATTTGAGAATGTAAGTTCTACCTTATTGTTGTGGGATGAAGTAAATGACTTTCCTACAGTAATAGTTACTTCTGGTAACGAATCTAGAGAGTATCATCCAGCTGGATTTAAATGGGGTTTTGTAAGCTACACTTTACGTATTTATACTTACGGAGAGTCCGGACAGTTAGACCAAGATTTAATCCTACAAGATATAGAAAATCTATTAGATAGAAATAATAGATTAAGTTTAGCTACACCAGGTAGAGAAACTACAGAGATAACAGTAAACTCTATTGTAACGGATGAAGGCTTGTTAATGCCTTATTCTGTAGCGGAGATGGATATTACTGTGCGTTATCAAAGCGATAACAATATACTTTAATACTAACAAAGGAGAGCCTATAAAATGGCATTAAATCTATCACGTAATACTCGTGCCTTCGTATCTACAAATGCGAACGACACTGGTTTTACTTCAGCCAATACTTGGGAAATCCAAATCATGGCTGGCTATAGCTTAACTCAAGCAACTAGCGAACAAACAATTACTATTAACGAGATGGGTAAAACTCCTACTCGTGGTCAACGCTCATTTAACCAAGCGTTAAATCCAGCAGAGTTCTCTTTCACTACCTATATGCGCCCATATATGAATGGTGGCTCTGTAACTGCTACTGAACGTATGTTGTGGAATGCAATTTCTGGTAACAAACAATTCGTAGATCCAGCATCTTATAAAGCTTTAGCAGCAACTGGTGGCGCTACCAAGTCGGGTTCAACAGGTACACTTACTTTTGCAGCTTCTCATGGTTTAATCGTTGGTGACGCTATTAACCTAGTTGGTTTCACAGGCGTAGATATTTCTTGGAATACTAAAGCGGTAGTAACTACTGTAACTTCTTCTACTGTAGTAGTAGTAAGCTTCCCAGAAGTTGTTCCAGCTACTTCAGCTCCAGCAACTACAACAGCTAAAGTAACTACTTCTCAGTGGACTGAGCGTTCTGACAAAGCATTTACAGATTTCTACAACTCAAATGCTCACCAATTAGCTCCATTATACTTGATTTTCAAAATCGACTCTGCATGGTATCGTATTACTGGTGCAGCAATTAACCAAGCTACAATCAACTTTGCAATCGACGGCATCGCAATGATTGAATGGCAAGGTATGGGTTTTGAGCTATTAGAGTTAGGTTCTACTGGTCAGTCAGAAATTCTAGCTAACGCAGTTGCTCCAAATACTTCTGCTTCTTTCATTGTTAACAAGTTATCAACTGTTACTATGGAGAAAGGTATTAATGGCGGTGGTACATCATTTGTAGTACCTATTACTGGTGGTTCAGTAACTATTAACAACAACCTAACATTCCTGACTCCAGACATTTTAGGTACAGTTAACCGCTCAATCGGTTACTTTACAGGTACTCGCGCAGTTTCAGGTAACTTAACAGCTTACTTACGTACTGGTGCAGGTAACAATACAGCAGCTCTATTAGCTGACGTACTAGCTTCCGCGGCTACAGAAGATGAAAACTTCTACAAAGTACAAGTAGAAATTGGTGGTTTAACTAACGCTACTCGCGTAGAATTGTTAATGCCTGCTGTTCAGTTACAAGTACCAACAGTTTCAGTAGAAGACGTAATCTCTACTGAAATCGGCTTCACTGCTCAAGGCTATACTGGCGCTGAGTATGATATTGAAAAATCAAACGAATTAGTAGTTTCTTACTACGGCGTTTAATTAACTATAAGGGTTGCATAACGCAACCCTTGCTTTAAGCTAAAATTTAGGATTAACAATGGCTTTATCTATCGGCTCATTAGTAGCAGCAACAAAAGTAATCGAAGTAGATTTTCCAGGTCTAGACGGTTTTAAAGTATCTTTAAGCTACATTTCTCGTGAGAAATTAGCAGAGTTGCGTAAGAAAGCAACTAAAACAGTATTCAAACAACGCCAGCCAGTTGAAGAATTGGATAGCGACTTGTTTTTAAAATTATATGCAGAAGCAATCATCAAAGGCTGGAAAGGTCTTACATTAGGTAACTTAAGTGAACTAATGGTCATTAATGATTTTGCTGCTTCTGAAAAAGACGCTCTAGTAGATTATTCACCAGAAAATGCTTTAGAGTTGTTAAAGAACTCAACAAGTTTCGACGCTTTTGTAGGCGAAACTATTGCAGACCTAACAAATTTTCAGAGTCCCAGTACTCCGACTGTTACGAAGCAATAATTAATTATATAGAAAACAGTCTAATAGGTATGAATAAGCAGCAATACTTTGATATGTGCGAGCAGTTAAATTCAGAACCTAACGAGGCTGAGACGCCCGTGGACTTAGAAGATTTACCTTTTGAAGTTCAACGGGCTTTTTCTTTATATAAGATATTGCCTGATATAATTGACGGAATGTCTGGGTATTATGGTGGTAAAGATTTAAGCTCATTAATAGTATTAATGCAGTTAAAAGAATATGAAAATAAAGACATAATTTTTGAGTTTATCATTTTTATAAACTCAGTGTATAAAGAAAAAATGAATAAGAAAAGAGAATCAGTAGTTAGCAAATCTTAACCCTTAATATAGGACTGGGTTATATGCCAGAAATTGTACAGAAGACTATAGTGGTTACTGCCGACACTAAAAAATTTGAAGGGCAGATACGGGATTTAAAAAAGACTGTAGATTCTACATCTATTAATTTAGACGTAAATACTAAGTCCACGCAAGCAGAATTAAAAACAGTTACAGGTACTGTAAAGACTTTAGAAAATGCATTAAATGATGCTACTAGAGCTAAATCAGGTCTAGAGCGTGGTACGTCAGGTACTGGCGGAGTTAGTAACGCTACTCGTGACTTTTCACGTCAAGCCCAAGGCTTAGGTGGTTTAGTACACATCTATGCGGCCGTTGCCGCGAACGTTTATGCTACTTCGGAAGCATTTTCAGCTCTTTCAAAAGCTATGGATGTAGTTTTGATGAAAGAGTCTATGGATAAGTTTGCAGCTAATACAGGGCAAAACATTGCAGCTATCGCAGATAGTATGCAAAAAATTACTGAAGGTGCTCTAAAGCTACCAGATGCAGTACGCTTAACAAACTTAGGTACTTCTTCAGGCTTAACAGCTAAACAGTTGGAGTTACTAACTATTGGTGCTAAAGGTGCTTCAGCAGCTTTAGGTCGTGATTTATCAGACTCTATGGACCGTGTAGTTCGTGGTATCGCAAAAATCGAACCAGAGTTACTAGACGAGTTAGGTGTTACTATTCGTGCTGGCCAAGCTTACAAAGAGTATGCAAAAACTCTAGGTGTAGCTGCTGACGAATTAACAGGTTTCCAACGTACACAAGCTTATGCTAATGCAGTTAGCGACCAGTTATTAGAAAAATACGAGTCCATTGCTAAAGAAGTACCAGTTAACGCTTTTACTAAATTAGCAGCAGCAATTAAAACAGCTACCGACTCAGCATTAGGTTTTGTAGGTAAAGGGTTAACACCTATTATTGACGGTATGTTAGCAGTACCTAATGCAGTTACTTTAGGTTTAATTGCAGCTACAGCTAAGCTAACACAACTAGCTTTACCCTCAATTTTATCTTTTAAAGACCGTGCATTAAAAGAAGCACAAGATTTACAAGATGAATACGCCCGTATTCAAAGTTCTGCTAGTACAGCAAAACTACAACAGTTAATTCCACAAATTCAACCTAAGCAAATTGAATTAGCAAAACAACAGCGTTTAATTATTGACGAGCTACGAGATTCTACAGAAGATTTATCTATTTACTCAAATAAGTTAGTAACGATAAGCCAATTAGACGCAGATGCTAAAAAAGATATTAGAACACAAGTAAAAGCGTTACAAAAAGATGAACTAGACTTAGCTACTATTGTTAAAGCTAGAACTACTTTAGAAATGAACGCTTTAACAGCTAAACAAGCTGCTCAAGCAAAAATAGATGCACATAATGCAGGTAGTTTAAAGTTATCTGAGAAGCAGCTAGCTTTATACCAAGACCAGTTAAAAGCATCTAATGGTGTCCTTACGCAAGTAGCTAATATTAACTCAGCCTTAGATGCTAATACAGTTAATATGACTAACATTGCTAAGTTAGAAAAAGAAATTGCCGATACTAAAGCAAGTGTTTCCTTACCTGTAGCAATGCAGTTAAAACAGCTAGAAGCTCAGCACGCTATTGAAACAGCTAAACGTAAAGCCTTGCTAATTGATATCACGTCAGTTTATGGTGTAATGTCTAAAGAAGCTAAAGATTATAGCCAGCAAATTAACGCAGCTAACATAGAATATCAAAAACAACGAGCAGAAATAAAAACAGGTACAGCCAGTATAGGTGCAATGGGCACTTCTTTAGCTTACGTAACTACCGCAGCAACAGCTTTAGGTGTAGCAGTAGGCCGTGCAGCCTCAACATTATCAAGTTTAGCTTTTGGTTTACCAGGCTTAGCAGTAGGTTTAGCTTTAGCGTTCTACGAGCCTATCGGAAAAGCTCTTGGTATGATTAATAAGTATCAAGATGAAGTCGATACAGCTTCCGAAGGTTTAAAGAAATTTGCGGAGAGTTCAGAAGAGTATTTTAATAAAGTACAGCGCAAGCTACAAGATGCTCAAGTAGGTACTGAAAATTATGCTAAGATTGTTCAACAGAATACTACTAACATTGAAGACTTAACTACAGCAATCGAAAAACAATTTGATGCTTTAGCTAAGTATAGAAAAGAGTATGAAAATAGCAACTGGATACAGAAGCTATTTATGGTTGAACCAGAAAAATTAGTAACTAAAGATATTGCAAAAAGTTTACTACAAACTTTGGAGACCGCAGCTACAGATAATGTAGGTGCTACGGCTATGACTAAGTTAATGAATAGTATTGTTAGCAAAGAGCAGTTAGAGTTACTAATTACTAGCGATGAAAAACTTAAAAAGTTAGAAAAAACTTTAGCAAATGTAGCGACAGGAAGATACGCACAGCGTCTGGCTTTAGAGCAAGAAATTAAAGCTTTAAAAGAATCTACAGCCGAAGTAGAGAAACAGCTAGAGAAAAATCCGCAATTAGCCGAGCAATTAGCTAATCTTCGTAAAACAGCTACCAGCTTTTTAACATCTTTTGAAAAACCTATGGAAGCTCTTAGTACCGCTTTAGATAAGGTAGGTATGTACGCTCCAGAATTAGATGCAAATATTGCTAGACTACAAGAGCCAATCAATACTTTAACTGCTAGTATGCGTGAACAGCTAGGAGTTATTTCACAATACCAAAAAACAGGTAATGTTAGCGCTTTAGAAGCTGTATTTAAAAATACACAAGGCTATATTGAGCAAACAATACCAAAAGCCAGAGAGTTAATCGAAGACCTTATTAAAGGTGGTAAATTTAAAGATGGACAAGGTGAAGCAGCTTTAGCAGCTCTAGATGCTAATATCAACCAATTAAAAGATATTCTAAAACGTAGCGCAGAACTAGACTTAGTGTTAAGTAATGCAAGACTACCAGACTCTATTAGAGAGAAAGCGCTAAAACAAAAAGCAGACTTAGCCGACCAGCTAAGAGACCCTTTAGCAGCTGCAGGCGGTATTACAACAGGTACTATTGCAGGCGCTAGCGACAAAGCTAATAAATTCAACCAAGAAAAAGACCAGTATCAAGCGCTATTAGACCAAGCCAGATTATTTTTAGAATTAGAAAAATCAGCAGCTGATGTACTTAAAGAGCGCATTGACTTAAATGCTAAACTAGGTATCTTATCTGAAGAAGAACTCTTTAGTGGTTATCAGAAAGCAGCTTTATCTGAACAAGCAGCTCAATATGAGCTAACTAAACTCACTATAGCTAAGCAAGCACAAGATGCAACTAAAAATGGTTTATCCTACGATAAATCAAGAGCATTAGCTTTAGCTGAACAAACTAACCAATTAAAAGTTCAATCAATTGAATTATCTACTGCAGAACTAAAAGCAAATGCAGCTTTAACAGCTTCACGTCAAGATTTAGAATTAAAACGTGAAACCCTACGAGTAGCAAAAGATTATGCTAAGCTAGCAGCTCAATTTGGCGGTATGTCTACTGCGGAAGCAGCCAGTATCGAGATTCAAGCTGAAATGTTAGAGATGCAGTCTCAGCGTAATAAAACACAAGAGCAGTTAAACTCTCTAAAAGTAAATGAAGCTAAGTTAAGTTTTGATGACTTCCAAAATGCAATCAACAAACAACAATACTTAGAACGCTCTTTAGAGCTACAAGATGCTAACTATCAGCTATATTTAAAAATAGCTCCATTACAACAGCAAGCTAATATTGCTCAACAACAATATAATAATTACTTAAATGCTTACAACTCAGTATTAGGTACTATTTACCAAGCAGAAGCAAACATTACGTTACTAAAAGAAAAACAAAATGCGTACATTGAAGCCCAAGTAGCTTTAATCAATGCTTCTACTAATAAATCACCTGAAGAAAAACGCTTAGAAACTATCGCTTTAATTAGTCAAGAATATGACAAGTTAAAAGCTAAAGAGTTAGACTTTGGTATTAACATTAGTTCCTCTGATTCTATAGTATCAGGTATGCAATCTGCTATTAAGTCCGCTGACCAACTGCGTGTTATTTTTGAGAACCAAGTATTAGCTCAAGAAGAACTAGCTAAACGTATGGATGCCACAGGTGCTAGTGAAAAGACACGAGCTAAAGAGTTATCTAAATTAAATAAACAAAACTTTAGAGATAATTTAGCGGGTTATTCATCTCTAGCAGGAGCAGCAGCTTCTTTATTTGATAGAGAAAGTGCTCAAGCTAAAGCCTTGTACGATTTAGAGAAAATGTTAGCAATCGCTACTTTAGCTATGGATGCTCAAAAATTAGCATCTAAATTAGGGTTAATTGGTGCTGAGCAAGCTCACGCAGCAGCAGCTGGTACAACAGCAGTACTTACTCAAGGTGCTGGGGACCCTTATACAGCCTGGCCACGTATCGCAGCAATGACAGCTGTAGTAGCAGGCTTACTAGCAGGTATTGGTACTAACTTAACAAGCAGTTCAGTAACTGTAGCATCAGGAGCTTTAGGTGGCAGTGGCGCAGAGTCGCCAGTAGGAAGTACTGAATCAAGTAAATCACTTAGTGCTGCAGAAACTTATCTAACAGATATTGAAGCAGACCAGTATAGAGAGCTACGTAAAATCTTTACAGAGATGCAAAATCTTAATAGTAATATTACAGGTTTTGTAACAGCTTTATATACTTCAGGAGATATTCGTAGTATCGGAGCTAACCCTGTAGGAGTTGGATTTAAAGATAATCCTGTGGCAGAAAGCTTAAGAAATTTAGGTGATAGCTTTAATAGTATCCCAGTGGTTGGTAATATACTATCAGGTGTTGGTAACTTTATTGGTAATGCAATTAGTTCCGTATTTGGCGGTGGTAGTAGTACTAGCGTAACAGGTTCTGGTTTATTTATGCCTAACTTTACTCTAGGTTCTGGTGTAGATTTAAAAAGCTATACGGATTACGTTAAAAAGACTGACGGTGGCTGGTTTGGGAGTTCCAGAACAGATTACTATAGCACATACGCAGATATCTCTGGTCAATCGGAAGCAGCCTTCCAAGCAGTATTTACTAACCTGAGAGAAGGTATCTTAAGTATTGGTGACGCTTTAAATAGAAATATTGAAAGCCAAGTAAACTCATTTACAATATCAATCGGTAAGATCGCCACATCAGGTAAGACTGGTGCAGAAATCGAACAAGCCCTACAAGAGGCAATTAGTACACAATCAGATAAATTAGCTTATGCTATATTCCCAGATTTAGTTACTAAATACGCTAAGTTAAATGAAGGTTACTTTGAAACGCTGATCCGTTTAGTAGCAGATAAAGCTATTGTAGAATCTACTTTTGGTGACATGGGTTTAATATTAAGTACTAATGCCGATATTATAAACATATCACAGAACTTAGTTAAATTCAGTGGTTCAATTTCTGACTTTGTATCTAATAGTGGTGACTTCGTATCTAAGTTTTATAGCGACGAACAAAAACTTAGTATTACAACTAGAAAGGTTAATGACCTATTTGCTTCGTTAAATTTAACTTTACCTACTTCAGCTCAGTCTTTAGTAGATATAGTTCATTCTTTAGATTTAACTACGGAGTCAGGTCAGCAAGCATTTGTAAGTATTACTAAAGCTTCCGAAGTGCTAGACGAATACTATAGTAGTTTAGAATCTGCATCAGATAAGTTAATAGAGACCGCAGATTCTGGATTGACAGCGTTACAGAAGGCTATAGATGCGGAAAAGAAACTGTTAAATGATGCTTATAATGAGCGAGTTGATAGTTTAAATGCAGAGAAAAAAGCTTTAACTGATACTAAAACAGCAGCGGATGCGTTATCTAAATCACTGAAATCAGCTTATGATAGTATATTTAAGTCCATTGCAGACCCTGTAGCTTCATATAAGCAAGCACAAGCTAGCTTAGTGAATTTAGCTTCTTCTGGTAGCTTACCAGAACAAGAGTACCTAAATAGTCTTCTAAGTTCAGCTACATCAAATACTACTAAGTATTATAGTACTTTCGAAGATTATGCAAGAGACCAAGCAGTAACAGGTAAAGCAATATCAGATTTGCTAGGATTATCTGATAACCGACTAAGCACTGCTGAAGCCCAATTACTAGCTACAGAGACTACGTTAACTACATTAAAAGAAACTTTAGATAACGATATAGCAGCGCTAGATGCTACAATTGACTACTATGAGCGCCAGCTAGATGCATTGAAAGGTATTGATAACTCAGTACTAAGCGTACAAGCTGCAGTAGTAAACCTAGAGTCTTATATCGCAGCAGCATCTATGTCGGTGTTCGGTACACCTATTCTACCTTCTTTTGATGTTGGCACAAACTACGTATCGCAAGATATGGTAGCGCAAATTCATAAAGGCGAGATGATTGTACCTGCTAAGTTTAACCCAGCGACTTCAGGATTGCAAGTTAATCAAGCGCTTCTAGAAGAAATAAAAGCTTTACGTCAAGAAGTATCAGAACTAAAAGCGCAGGATAGACAGATTGGTATTCAACTAATTAAAGCTAATGTTAAAACAGCAGACTATATAGAGCAGTGGGATACTACTGGATTAAAAGTAGAGGTAATGCCATAATATGAAAATTATACGTCCAGTAAAGACTATATGTGAAAATATAGTCTCCTCTAACGTACCTTTAGTGGAGCCGCTATACAGCGCGGCTGCCACTTATTCTAAAGGTAATAGAGTTGTAAATGATGCTTGCGGAGCTACTGTATATGAGTCTTTAGCAAACTCTAACACTAACCACCCAGTTACAGATACTGCTTGGTGGTTACCTATTGGAGCATCAAATTATTACGCCATGTTTGATACAAAAACAGGTACTCAAACAACAAATCCAGACTCTATAGTAATAGAAGTATCATTTAATGCTTTAGTTAATAGTGTTGCGCTAATTAATGTAGATGCTAATACTGCTAGATTTGAAGCGTGGAATTTAGTAAATGAAAAGATACTAGACATGACCGTTTCTTTAAGAGACTTGGGGCGCGTAGATTATTATGACTACTTTACTAGAGAGTTAGAGATTTTAGAAAACTACGTTACTTTTGAAATACCTACTATCGGTCAAGGTAGAGGTAAATTAACTTTAGAAAAGACTAACAGCACAGCAAAACTAGGGGCTTTAATCTACGGTTCGCAGTTTGAATTAGGTAAAACCCTTTACGGTGCTACAGTAGGTATCAAAGACTTTTCTACTAAAGAAGATGACATATTTGGTAATTATATTATTATCCCAAGAGGCTATAGAGATAAAATAGAGGTAGATTTATTTGTACCGCTAAATAATATTAATAGATTAAGGAAAGTTTTATCAGACTATAGAACGGAGCCGCTAGTGTGGAGTGCAGAAGATGAAACAGGTACTCTATTAACGTATGGTTACTATAAGGATTTCTCAATAGTATTATCTAACCCTTTAGGAGCGGACTGCTCTTTACAAATTGAAGGATTAACATAATGCCTATATCAGCATTACCAGTTCCGCCGAACCTACAGACTAATACTCCTGTAGAGTTTACGCAGAAAACAGATAATTTATTACAGGCTTTACCTACGTTTGTTAATGAAGCTAACGCTCTACAAACAGATGTAAATGCTAAACAGGTAGCAGCATTTAATAGCGCTACCGCGGCTGCTAATAGTGCTACTGCCTCTGCCAACAGCGCTCTAGCTGCAGCAGCAGAAGCGGCTTCAGCACTAGACTCAAAAAACAGAGTATTAGCAGTAGAAGCTAACCAAGCGTTAGATGTACTAAATGCGTTAAAAACAGTAGATGGGCCTGGGTCAGGTTTAGACGCAGACCTATTAGATGGACAACATGGTAGTTACTACGCGCCTCTAGAATCTCCAACATTCACAGGAACACCTACAGCAACCACCCCAACCATAGGTACAAATTCTACGCGGTTAGCTACTACAGCATTTGTTAATGCAGAAATAGCAAATGATGCAGTAACAAAAACAAGTGCCACAGGCGCAGCTACTTTACCTGTAGGTACAGTAGCTCAGCGTCCTACACCAGCAACAGGTATGTTTAGGTACAATACAGAGTACGCCCAATTCGAAGGCTATAATGGCTCTGCGTGGGGTGGTGTAGGCGGAGCTTCCGGTGGAGCTGGCAACCCTTTTATGTACTTAAATGACCAGATAGTAACGCAAAGCTATGCAGTACCTTCTGGTAAAAACGCTATGAGTGCTGGAGAAATCATATTAGCAGACGGAGTAGTGGTAGATGTGCCAGATAACTCTACGTGGACCGTGGTATAAGGAGGAATAAATGACAACAACAATTAACGGAACGACTGGTGTCAGTCAAGTCCAAGACTCAGTAGTGACAGATGGTAAACTCTCACTAACAGCCAACAGCGCACCGATTAAAACCGCCCTTAACGCTTCTGGTAGCGCACCTATCTACGCTTGCCGTGCTTGGGTGAACTTTAATGGCGCTGGTACGGTTGCTATTCGCGCAAGTGGCAACGTGAGTAGTATTACGGATAATGGTGTTGGGGATTACACTGTTAATTTTACGACTGCTATGTCTGATGTGAATTATGGTGCTGCTGGTATAGCAAGTGTTGACACTTCGAAAGACCCAGTAAGTTTATACACAATAACTACATCAAGTGTTCGTCTTGTTACAGGCGCTCTTACAAACCCACAAACAGACAAGACCACAGTATCCGTACAAGTATTCCGCTAAAAGGACTTAACAATGAAAAAAATTATCTACAAAAACCCTGACAACTCAATCGCTATTATCACACCAACTGATGAAGTGTTGAGTTTTGCATCCATCCAAGCTATTGCTGAAAAGGACGTACCCCACAACCTACCTTACTGGATTGTGGATTCATCCGTTATCCCAGAAGACAGAAGCTATCGCAGTGCTTGGGAAGTGTCTGAGAATATGGGCGAACCGCACGGCTTTGGTGGACTTAGTAACGAGTTCGATGCTGAATTACTAGCTAAATGGAAGGCAGAACAATGAGTATAGTTATTAATATTGAAAAAGCAAAAGAGATTCAAAAAGACCGCTTACGTACGGAACGTACTAAGGCTTTTGAGCAACTAGACCGTGACTTTATGCTTGCAGTAGCTAAAGGCGACAACACAGTCGCATTAGCAATCGAAGCACAGCGCGTAAAGCTACGTGATGTGACCAAGCACGAAGCTTTAATGAACGCCATGACGGTAGAGCAACTCAAATTGTGTACATTAGAGGAGCTAATTAAATGAGCACAGTAAAAGCAAAGAATATTAAAGTCCCAAACTCCGCAGGTACGCTAGAAGCTACGTTGAGTTTTGATGGGGTTAATGTGGTAAGTGATAAGCCTATCAATGCGGATATTAAACCTAGTCTTAATGCCACTGGTATTGCACCTGTATATGGTTGTCGTGCTTGGGTTAACTTTGATGGTACTAAGGACAGTACGGGTGCAGTTAGTACAGCTAACACAGCTAGGTTTATTCGTGCTAGTGGGAATGTTACAAGTGTGGTTAGGAATGGTACAGGGGATTACACGGTTAATTTTACCGTAGCTATGCCTGATGCTAACTACTCATGGACTTTTGGCACTCGAAATGAAGGCACAGCTGGCGCCAGCGATCCGCAAGGTCATGTATCGGTAAAGTTGGGGACTACTCCAGCGGCATCATCAATCACAATCAGGTCTGGCGTTGTTGGCGTTGCTGCGGATAACCCATTCGTCTGCGTAAACATCTTCCGCTAAAAGGAGCTAACTAAATGAGCGCAAGTATTAAAAGCAACTCAAGTGGAAACCTAGAGTTATATAGTGGAGCTACCAAAGTGCTAGAAGCTAATGCTGGTACTGGGGTGGTTAGTGGGTTAAAGGTGGCTGCTGGTAGTAGTGCTGGACAAGCTGTGAACTACGATCAGGTTATTGGTGTAGGTCAAACTTGGCAGAATGTTATGGCTAGTAGGGCTTTAGGTGTTACTTACACGAATACAACGGGAAAGCCGATTATTTTTGCTGTAACCAGTGTTAACAATGCCTCTGGTCACACTCAATCCACGTTTGTGAACGGAGTTGATTTGGGTTCTCATTCAACTGCAACTGGAGCTAATTTATCTTTTGCTGTCGTCCCAGCAGGTGCAACATATATGACTAGTGTTGATGGTGGGGCTACGCTAATGAAATGGACGGAGCTACGCTAATGAAGCACTATAAAAACCCTTTAGGTCAAGTCTTTGCATTTGACGCTGACCAACTTCACCTAGTAACCGCTGATATGCGTGAAATTGGCAACCAAGAGTTAGCTGAATTGCTTGCGCCAACACCTGAGCAACTAGCAGGGCAAGCTAAGGCAGAAGCCCGTGCTTACCTAGCATCAACAGATTGGTACTACGCACGACTAGCTGAAACAGGTCAAGCAGTACCAGATGATGTGGTAGCCAAGCGTAAAGCATCTAGGGAGTTACTACAATGAGTGACTTCCTAATCAATGTAGGGGTGTTCTACGCTATTGTTGCTGGCGTGCTCATCTATATGTTAGTGAACGCACGCAATAAGCTAGGCTCATTCACAGCAGCTATCAATCATTACCGCAATACGGAGAACGGCAGCATCTTTGGAATCATTCTCGCAGCGGTAGTGTTTCCAATAGTGGTAGCAGGTGTGTTAACCTTAGCTTACTTGGGTATTGGTAAAGCAAGTGCGGATGAACCACGCTACTTTACACATACTCAAATCTTTGCAGGTGTTGAGAACTCGCAAAAGGTTAGCCCGATGTGTTACGAGGGTGGTGTAAATGATAGGCTGACTAGCAACTTAGGTGTGAGACAACATTTACTAGGTTACGCTGATGTGGACGTTTACGCACAGGTGACCCATCATAGTTGCGCTACTAATCGTGATCTATATGGTTATGATGCCTATGGTATCTCAGCTACATGGACGTTTAAACGATAATTAATATCAAGGATATATCTATATGATAGATTTCACTATAAAGAAAGGTAATAGCTTTGAACTAGTAGGTGTACTATTAGACTCAAACGACCAACCTGTAGATATATCTGCAGGTATATTAGTAGAAAGTCAGGTAAGAAGCCAAAAAGACGTACTAATAGATACTATGCTTTTTGAAAGTTTGCAAACATCAGACCCCTCAACTTTAGGAATGTATAAGTTATCAGCTAGTACAGCAACATGGCCTTCAGGTCTATCAAGTTTGATGTATGATATTAAATTTACTGATACAGTATTAGATAAACCTATACTTTCGCAGACAGGTTATATCAGGGTTCAGGAAAGTGTTACAAAATGAAAACAAAGCTAAAGTTAATAATCTACAATGCTGATTTAGATATTGTAGAAACGGAGTTTTCAAATAATTATAAAACATTTCTACTTTCAACATATTCTATTATACAAAACACTACTTCAGTAGGTGCAGGTATTGCAGGTGAGTTAATTAACCCCTATACCTTTGTAGCATATAACCAAGATGGTTTAGTAGTTCCAGCAGTTAACTCAGAATTAGTATTAGGCATAACAATAAGTACTACACAACAAGGTCAACCCGTAGCAATAAGAACAGAAGGTGAGCTTGTAAATCAAGGATGGAATTTAGAACCTAATAAACCTATTTATGTAGGTGCAGATGGGCAGATAACCCAAGACTTAAGTAATCTTACTTACTTTATTAAAGCAGGTGTAGCAACACACCAAACAAGAATTTTTTTACAATTCCAACCAACTATACTTAGGAGTTTATAATAATGGCTGATAAATATATCGGACTTATCAACGGTACAATGACTGAAGTTGAAGCTAAAACAACTAGCTCAGGCGCATCTGATTCAGGTAAAGTAGTAGCATTAGACGGTACTGGCCGCCTAGATACCTCTATGATGCCTGTCGGCATTGGTGCGGATACTATGACTGCTAACGCTTTTGAAGCTTTAGCTGCTGGCGATTTCGTATACATCAAAACTGATGGTACAGTAGCAAAAGCGAGTGCTGGTGTAAGCGGCGTACCTAGTGTAGGTTTCGTAATATCTGCAGTTAGTTTAGGTCAACCAGCAACAGTTTACTTTGAAGGTCGCAATACTGCACTTTCTGGTTTAACTATCGGCTCACGTTACTACTTGAGTGAAACTGCTGGCGGTGCTACTACTACCCCTGTAACTGGTGCAGGTAAAAAACATCAAGTACTAGGTACTGCAGTAAGCGCTACTACTATCTCATTTGAAGCAGATGACTATGTAGTGTTAGCATAATGGCAGAACGTAGACCGCTTGTAATTGTCGACGGCATAGTTAGCGAGCTACCTACAATAGATACAACACCTCTAGCAGATAGTGGTGTTGTAGTTGGTACTTACCCTAAAGTAACCGTTGACTCAAAAGGGCGAGTGACAAATGGGGCAGCACTAAGTAGTGCTGATATCCCATCACTTGATACAAGTAAATTAACCACAGGTACTTTAACAGTATCACGTGGAGGTACTGGAGCTAGTACTTTAACAGGTATTTTAAAAGGTAATGGAACTAACGCTTTCACAGCAGCAACTGCTGGTACAGATTATGTAGTACCTAGCGGCTCTATTACAGGTAATGCTGCTACAGCTACAGTATTACAAACAGCTAGAACTATCAACGGAGTTAGTTTTAACGGTAGTGCTAATATTACTATTGCTGATAGCACGAAGATTCCGACTACAGAGAAAGGCGCTGTAAATGGTGTAGCCACTCTAGGTGCTGATGGTAAAGTACCTTCTACGCAGTTACCTAGTTATGTAGATGATGTTTTAGAGTTTGCTAATTTAGCAAGTTTCCCCGCAACAGGCGAATCAGGTAAGATTTATGTAGCTTTAGATACGAATAAAACATATCGCTGGTCGGGTAGCGCTTATGTTTATATTACTTCTGGCGCAGTAGATAGTGTAGCAGGAAAGACAGGGGTAGTTACTCTTGTTAAAGCTGACGTTGGTTTAAGCAATGTAGATAATACTAGTGATGCGACTAAAAACGTATTAAGTGCTACTAAGTGGACTACACCACGTACTGTAACTATTGGCAGCACAGGTAAATCTGTAGATGGTTCTGGTAATATTATTTGGACTCTTGCAGAGATAGGGGCTCAAGCCCTAGATGCTGACTTGACCGCCATCGCAGCTTTAGCAGGTACTTCAGGATTGCTACGTAAAACTGCAGCAGATACTTGGAGTTTAGATACTAACACATATGTTACATCTAGTGGTGTAACATCTGTAACAGGTACAGCCCCAATTATTAGTTCTGGAGGTACTACACCAGCAATTAGTATAAGTGCTGCAACTACAGGTGCTGCAGGCTCTATGAGCGCCGCTGATAAAACTAAGCTGGACGGTATTGCTACAGGTGCTGAAGTAAATCAAAATGCTTTTAGTAATATCGCAGTTAGCGGACAAACTACTGTAGCTGCGGATGCTAAAACAGATACCGTTACTTTTATAGCAGGTAGTAATGTAACTATTACTACTGATGCAGTAAATGATACCGTTACTTTCTCTGCAACAAATACTACTTATGGAGTAGCAACATCTACAGTAGCAGGTTTAGTAGAGCTTGGCTCTGATACAGTACAAAGTACAGCTGCAAACGCTGTAACATCTACAGCTAGTAGAACTTATGCCTCTCAATTAAATGCTAGTGGGCAGTTAGTAGTTAACGTACCTTGGACGGATACTAATACCACATATTCCGCAGGAACTGGGTTATCTCTAGTAGGTACTACGTTTAGTAATACCGCACCAGACCAAACAGTTGTATTAACTGGTTCTGGTGCAACCAGTGTTAGCGGCACATACCCAAGTTTTACTATAAGTTCAACAGATACAGTATATACCCACCCTACAAGCGGTGTAACAGCTGGTACGTATAAATCGGTTACAGTCGATACTAATGGTCATGTTACGGCAGGTACAAACCCAACAACCCTTGCAGGTTATGGGATTACCGATGCAGCTCTTGCAACCCATAATCATACTCTTGATAGTTTGAGTAATGTCGCTATTACAAGTAACACTGGAGGTGAAATCCTCAAATGGTCTGGTACTGCGTGGATTAACAATACTCTTGCGGAAGCTGGAATACAACCAGCAGGTAGCTACTTAACTACTAACCAAACAATTACTTTTAGTGGAGACGCAACCGGTAGTGGTTCAACTGCAGTGACCTTAACGCTAGCAAACAGTGGCGTTACAGCAGGTACATATCCAAAGGTTACTGTAGATGCTAAAGGCCGTGTTACTAGTGGAACTACTCTCAGTTCAACAGATATACCGCCATTAGATGCTAGTAAGATAACAACAGGTATTATTGACGCTGCACGATTACCCGCTTATGTTGATGATGTGATCGAAGCAGCGAACTTAGCGTCATTCCCAACAACTGGGGAGACTGGTAAGATTTATATGGCACTTGACACCAACAAAACCTATCGTTGGAGTGGTAGCACTTACGTTTACATCACATCGGGTGCAGTTGACAGTGTTGCTGGTAAAACAGGTGTGGTTACACTGGTAAAGGGTGACGTTGGTTTAGCTAACGTGGACAACACCAGTGATGCTACTAAAAACGTCCTCAGTGCAACCAAGTTGACTACAGCGCGGACGATTAACGGTGTTTCATTTGATGGAACAGCTAATATCACCATTGCTGACAGTACTAAACAACCTCTTGACGCTGACTTAACGGCAATCGCTGCTTTAGCTGGTACGAGTGGGTTATTACGTAAGACCGCTGCTGATACTTGGTCACTGGATACTACTGCTTATACCGCTAACTTAGGTACAGTCACTTCAGTTGGATTGTCATTACCGTCAATACTGACAGTAAGTGGTTCACCTGTGACCACCAGCGGTACGTTGAGTGCTACCTTAGCATCACAAACCGCTAACACCGTATTTGCAGCACCAAACGGGTCGGCAGGTGCTCCTACGTTCCGTGCACTGGTTACTGCGGATATTCCATCATTGGATGCTAGTAAGATTACAACAGGTACACTTGCGGTTGCTAATGGCGGTACAGGGTTGGCTTCCTATGTGGTAGGTGATTTAGTATTTGCATCAGGTACTACCACACTTTCAAAATTAGCGGATGTTGCAACAGGTAATGTGCTATTATCTGGTGGTGTTGGTGTTGCTCCAAGTTACGGTAAAGTAGGGTTGACAACTCATGTTAGCGGAACACTTGCGGTTGCTAACGGTGGTACAGGTGCGACTACTAGCACTGGTAGTGGCAGTGTGGTATTAAGTACAAGTCCTACTCTCACAACACCTAATATTGGTGTAGCAACTGGTACTTCTTTCAACAGTATCACAGGACTGGCTTCTGTTACCCCTCTTGTAGCAGGTACAGCAGCTGTAGGCACAAGCACAGCGGTTGCTAGACAAGACCACGTGCATCCTGCTCAAACCAGTGTAAGTGGTAATGCAGGAACAGCTACTACACTGCAAACCGCTAGAACGCTTACTATCGGTTCAACAGGTAAGACGTTTAACGGTAGTGCTAATGTAAGCTGGTCGTTAGCTGAGATGGGTGCTGCACCTACAGTATCTCCAGCATTCACAGGTACTCCTACCGCACCAACTGCAACTGTAACAACAAACACAACACAAGTAGCAACTACTGAGTTTGTACAGACTAAGAAAGGTTATGCAACAGGTGCAAGCGGTGAAGAAGCGTTTTTCTTAAATGAAACTACTATTAATAACTCTTACACAATCCCAACTAACTACAATGCAGGAACATTTGGACCTGTAACTGTTGCAGATGGGGTTACAATAACAGTACCTGATAATTCTTCATGGACGGTAGTATAACAATGAACCTTACTAACAACTTTACTCTCGCGGAATTTAACTTCCGCGACTCTCCTTTGGATGAGGCTTTAGAATCTAATGCTAAAGCATTAGCAGAAAACTTACAAGCTATTCGCGACTTTCTAAATATACCTATGAGAGTAACTAGCTGGTATAGACCCTTAACTATTAACAGAAATGCTGGCGGCAGTAAAACTAGCCAGCATTTACATGGTGAAGCAGTGGACTTCGTAGTTCACAAGTTCGATGCTAAAGCTTACGATAACTTATTCAAGGAGCTTATCGAAGGTACTATTAAACTTCCGCATGCTTGTTCACAGATTATTCGTGAAACCAAGGATACTGCCGAAGGTAGAAAAGAATGGATACATATGGGCATTAAAACTTTACGGTGGTTAGATGCTCAAAAGGACACTATTAATTCTAGCAGTGCATCCTCTGCACAAAAGAGTAAAGCTACAAAGCGCTTAACTCATTGTGAATGTTTACTCACTAAAGACGCCGTAAACTTTGAATTAGTTAAATATATACCATACGGAGATATGTAATAATGGCTGCTCACAGCTTTATGGATAATGACTTGTCTCAAGATAGGCGCATAAATGACGCTAACTATATATACGTAATGGGGAAGTTAGAACTACAAGAAAAAGCTGTAAAGTCTGTAGAAGACCAGTTAAAAGAAACTAGAGCAGATTTTAAAAATGCTATGAAAGAGCACAGAGATAGTAATGATAAGGTTGTAGACGCTATACAACGTGAAGTATCTACTTTAGCTCAAGGTTTCTCGGATATGACTAACAACGTCAAACGCATTCAATATATACTTTTAGGGGGAGCTTTATTCTACATACTAGATAGTATAGGGCTTAAAGCTTTCTTGATTAAAATTATGGGAGTTTAACTATGAACTCCCTAAAATTTACTCACTCCCTGTTAGTAATAATTGCAGTCATACTTTTTATATATACAGGATATAGCTTCTATAAAGACGCTAAGGTAGAGAAAATACGACAAGAGTATGAATACGCACTCTTGCACGAACCCGACCCTCTGGTCGTAGAGCGTGTAGTTGGTGACTCTGCAGCTTCTACATGTATTAATAGAGAGTACGAGTTCCGACGTTTAGTAAAGGCAACTAAATCGCTAGATATTTATGTACAAGAACGTTGGCATAGTTTAGATGGCGCTTTAAATACTGACGGTATTGAGGGGGAAATAGTACTAGCTAAGCCTATATACTACCCTCTTGATGCTGGATTTAAAAAAGTTATGACGTTTAAAAAAGTAGTACCAGAATCTGTTACTAAAGGTAGGTGGGAGTATAGACCTATAGCTACTTACGTAGTTAATGAGAAAAAACGAATAACTAGAGCACTACCGCCACAGATTGTAGATGTAGACTGCAACTTTGATAAAACAAAACACAGAGGTAATTTGGAATGATTCATTTAGTACTTTTAGGTCTTTTAGTAGGTCTAGCAACTTGTTCAACTAAGTCAGAAGCAGCTCAATCAAGTATTAGCTACTTGCATGGTGACGGTTATGTTAGCGGCGATAATACTCGAAACACTGTACGAATAGATACATTAGCTATAAAAGATTGGGGACTTTTGTATGGACGAGCTGACGTGCTTAGCTTTGATGATAGCAACAGTAGTATTAGCACTCGTGGCATCGGTCATTATGGTCATGGCTTGCACTTGGCAGGACAACTGCAAAACCAAAAAGGAGTTAGCCAATCAAGTGCTGGAGTCGGATACAGCAGCTTTAGCAAAGACTCTAGCTGGTTCGTTGACGTATACAAGATGCAATCTAACTACTACGGAGACTCTATACACTGGTTCAACTATTACAGCAGAAACCTCGGAGAGAATTACAAGGCAACTGGCTTTATTGAGTACATTAAACCAGAAAATAAAAACCTAGAACCAGTAACGTTTTCGCAGGCATCAATACTTAGAAAAGTTAGCAATGTTTGGGTTGGTGTAGAGCATCAACGTTACTTTAACAAAGGAAGCGTTAAAGGTTTAGATGAGTCAGTAAACCAACTACTTATTAAATGGGATTTCTAAATGGATATTCTAAAGACTTTAGCCCCTTGGCTGCTTTCAGCAGCGACGGGCGGCGTACCTGCTTTAGCAGCTACAGCCTTTAAGACTTTAGCAGATACTTTAGGTATTGAATCTTCAGAACCTAAAATAGTAGAAAAAGCTCTGGAGTCCGCGACTCCAGAGCAACTCGCTAAGATTAAAGAGGCTGAACAAACATTTGAATTAAAGATGAAAGAGCTAGGATTCAAGCATATTGAAAACTTACGTGCTCTTGATGTTGAAGAAACTAAAGGTTATTTAGCAGATGTTCAAGATGCTCGCCTACGTAATTCTACCAATGATAAGATACTTGTCACTGGGATTATTATTCTTATTTCATTTGCTATTACCGTTATTCTTTCTCTTTATGGTAGTTATTTACTATTAAGTGGAGGTATTCAGTTACATGACCCAGGTATTGTAGCCGCAGTATTCGGCTTCCTAGGTACTGTAGTAGGCTACTTAGCTGCTAACGCACAGCAGGTAGTAGGTTATTTCTTCGGTTCTTCAAAAGGTACTGGTGATGCTCGCGAAGCTTTATCAAGTACGTTAAACACTTTGGGTAATTCCCTAGCTAAAAAGGCTAACTAATGTCTAAAAAACAACGTCGTCAACAAAGTCAAACTGGTCCAATCGTAGAGCTTTCTGAGTTTCATCCTAAAAATGAAAAGCAACGCAGATACTTAAATAGTATGAAAGCTAATATTATTACATTCGGGCTAGGTGTGGCAGGTACTGGTAAGACTTACTGTGCAGCCCATTATGCAGCACAGCTACTTTTTAACAACCATATTGATAGATTAATTGTTACACGCCCTGCTCAGGAAGCTGGAGAAGAAGAGTTAGGCTTCTTACCTGGCGACTTGGCTGAAAAATTTGCACCATACCTTGCCCCTATTCGTGAAAACTTAGAGCATGCTTTAGGTAAGAGTTTTGTTGATTACTTAGTTAAGATTGGACGTATTGAATATATTCCAATCGGTTTCATGCGTGGTAGAAGTTTTGATAACTGTCTTATTATTGCTGACGAGGCACA